AATGGATCAGCCAACGCAACATCAATACTTGGTGCTGCATACATGCTGGCAACTGGAATGCCAGATGCTTTCAAAACTGCATTTACTGATGGAATAATTGCACAATTCGTAACTCCGTGGAGTTCTAAAGTAACTGCAGAAATTGCAGGAGTTATTCCAAGAAACTTGTGGATTGAAGCGGCTGGCTTCGCTCTACTTGAAATGGTAAATTCTCTAAAGCGAGAGCTTGTTGCGCTAAAGGGAACTCTTTGGGATGACTTTAAGAAGTTATTTGAAGCAACTTCAGAAGTTGATTTTAATACACTATTTGGTGATGCGCTTTCTGGCTTAGAAGGCATTAAGGCATACATGACGGGTTTGTTTGCTGAAATAACGCAACTTGCTTCAGATATCAATTTGATTGAAATAAAAAGAGAGAAAGAATCTGGTGGCGGTGGAGATGCAGCAAAGAAACCAAATGGCGCTGCTCTTCCTGGCGAAGATAAAGGTCGTGGTGTTAAGGATAATTATAAAGAAGTAAGCGAAGGTTATAAAGAATATTTGAAAACCCAAATGGGCAAGACACCTGCTGCTGAAAAATCCGATGGTGGTGGTTTCTTTGGCGGAATTAAAGATGCTGCTGTTGGTTTGGCTAAGGTCTTGGGTCCAGTTAAAACTGCAATACTTGGAGCAGTTGGTGCTATTGCTGGTTTCTTTGTACTGCAGACTATGTTTGATTGGATTGCGGCGATTATGGTTACTATTGGCGAAGCCCTTGCAGCAGCTGGAATAGCCACAGCAGCTGTAGTTGCTTCAATCGGAATAGTTATTGGATTATTCATTTACCTTTACATCAAGGTTAAAGGATTTAGAGATTTTGTTAATGGCGCTGTCATAGCCGCTTGGGAAGCGCTTGGAGCCGTTATTGGTTTTGTGTGGGATGGAATAAAGACAGGGGTGAGTGCAGCATGGGATGCTATCAAAGATTTTGCACAAAATACTTGGAATTTCATGAAAGATGTTTGGGATGCAATTGGCGGAATTGTTGTAGATACCTTTAAGAAAATAATTTCTTTCTTTGTTGATGGATTCAACGCTCTAAAAGATAACATCGGGGGCTTTGTTGATAGCTTTATTAACTTGTTCAAGGGTTTCTGGGGTGCTATCTGGGATGGTATTAAGACTATCGCTGCTCCTATTATGGAATTCCTGGGTAAAATTGCAATGGGAATTGGAATTGTAATTGGTGCAATAGTCGCTTTCTTTGGCGGTCTTATCGTTGTAGTTGTCAATATTTTTGACAAAATAAAAGGTCCACTATTCTCTGTAATTGGTTTTATTATTGATATTTTCTCAAAAATATTTGATATAGCTACACCGATAGTTCAAATTGGTATTGGTATTATAGCTAACTTATTTGCCCTTCCGTTTAAGATTTTAAATACAGTAATTGATATAGCCGTTGGTGCAATAAAAATTGGGATTGGTATTATTGTTGGAGTATTTAATATCCTAGTAGGAATACTTGATGCAGTTACAAGTAACCCAGTATTTATCTGGATTAGAGATTTCCTGTTTAGAGTCCTTATGCTCGGCATATTTGTTGTAGCTATGGCTCTTCAAGGTTTATTCTTAGCCTGGAAGGGAATATTCTCAAAGCTGATTGACATCATGAAACCAGTTGGCGAATTTATATGGAATATATTAACTACAGCTTTTGATACTTTAAAGACAGTTGTTTCAACAATAGGTGAAGCAATAGGTACCGCATTTGGGTTTGTCAAAGATATCTTCTCTAATGTATTTGGTTTTATTCAAGACATAGTTTCTGGTTTTGTTACTTGGTGGCATGAGAACATTGGTAGTTTGTGGTTAATATTTACTGCACCACTTGTTGCAGCTTATCAATCAGTTATGTGGTTATTCAATATAATAAAAGACAAACTTGGTCCAATGATTTCAACCGTCTGGGATGGATTCAAAGGCGCAGTAAATATTGCATGGGATGTCTTAAAGCAAGTAGGGTCTTGGATTGGTACAGTATTCAGCGCAGTTTGGGATGTTTTGAAGAAAGCCGCCTCTCTGTATTGGGACTATTTAAGTTTTGTCATTCCTTTGTTCTGGGATATTTTGAAGAAAGTGGCATCCTGGATCGGTACGGCATTTGGTGCAGTCTGGGGTGTGCTAAAGAAAGCTGCTTCTCTGTATTGGGATTACTTAAGTTTTGTTATTCCTTTGTTTTGGGATACTTTGAAGCAAGTAGCGTCATGGATTGGAACAGCATTTTCAGCAGTTTGGGATGTTGTTAGTTATGTTGCGACACACGCTTTTGAAATAATTGGTAATGCAATTAGTCTTGTTTGGGAAATAATAACTAGCGGTTGGGATCTCATCAAGCCAGTGTTTGATTGGATTGTGGACATCGTTGGCAATGTGATTAAAGCTCAAATTAAAGGTCTTGGAATTATATTTGGCTTCTTGTGGGATGGCATTATGGCTGGTTGGGATTTTATCAAACCAGTATTTGATTGGATCGTGGACATTGTTGGCAATATAATTAAAAGAGAAGTTGAAGGTGCAAAGGTTGTATTTGATTTTTTGTGGGACGGTATCAAAGCTGGCTGGAACTTGGTGGGTCCAATATTTGGCTGGATTGCAGATATTGTTGGCAAGGTAATTAAAAAAGCAATTGACGATGTAAAATTTGTATGGGATTTATTGTGGAAAGGAATACAAATTTCTTGGAGTTTCCTTAAGCCAATATTTGATTTTATTAAAGATGCAATTACAGGTGGAATTGGTTTTGCAATTGATTTAGTTAAAGCAGGCTGGGATCTATTCGTAGCTGCGCTAACCAATACAAAAGATTTTATAATTGGAATTATTAAAGCAATAGGCGGTTGGATTAAAGATGGAATTCAATTTGTAATTGAAAAAGTAATAAGTGTATGGAACGGATTAAAAGGTGCAGTTAGCGCCGTGTGGGAATTTATACAGCCAATCATTACTAAGATTGGAGATATAATTAAGAATGTAATTGGTGGGGCTATTGATTGGGTTAAAGATGGGTTAAGTAAGCTTGGTGATGGGTTCAAGGGTGCTTTAAATCTAGTAATTAGATTAATCAATAAAATGACTGGATTCTCATTCACAATGCCAGGCTGGTTGAAATATGTTGGGATGGGCGCAATTGCTGGTAAGACATACAGCTTTAGAGATGTAATCCCAGCAATTCCTGAGTTGTATAACGGTGGAAAAGTTGGGATGTATATGAAGGGCGGAATGGCGTATGGCGCTGGCGGTATGACGAACGGTCCAGTTCAACAAGGTATCCCAGCAATATTGCACGGCGGTGAATATGTTGTTAATCATAAAGCTGTGCAAAGAATTGGTACTGACACACTAGACAGATTGAACAACTATAAGCTTTCAAAGCCAAACTTGCCGAGCATGCCATCTGTTCCTAGAATCAACATGCCAGGTGCTGGAATGAATGCTCCACAATACGCACAATCTGGATCTGCGTCTAGTTCAACGCAAAATGTAAATATCTTTGTTGAGAATTTCATTGGCGAGCCAGAGTGGTTTAACGGAATGATGAAAGACTACAATACAAAAGTTTTGCCAAGAAATCAAAAAGCTGCTGGAGTACAAAGCAGAGTTGTAAAGACATACAACGGGATTAATAAAGGTCTATAATGAATACTAACTCTTTATTTAAAATAAATGGAACACTTATTACAGAGCATGGAAGAAAACTATCCATATCCGAAGAGATTGCGGCTAATGATGTTGATCTTGCATCTGGTCTCAGAAGAAGATTCTTTACAACCAATAAGAAATCATTTCAAATATCCTGGTCATACCTCCCAGATAAGGTTGATAAATCAGTTGATAGCAAAGCTGGCAGGACTTTTTTGTTTAATCTAGCAAATACCTCTTCAACGGCTTCTGTTCAAGTTGAGCTTGAACCCAATGCTGGTCTTACAGAATACATTTGTTATCTTGATTCTTACAGCGAATCGGTTATTAGAAGAGATTTAAAAACTGGTTGTACTTATTATGATGTCTCCTTGACATTGAAGGAGCGCTAAACATGGCAGACAGTTTCTATAGTTTTAGCGAACCCCTCAATAGTGGTGTAGATTTCTATTTTGCTGATAAAACTCAGTTCGGTTTAATTGCAATTTCTGCTGATGTAACCCTACAAGTTACATCTATGAAATTTGCTTATGGCTCAATAAGTATCACGGCTGATACTTCGTTGAGTGCTAATTCATACAAGTTTGCTTATGCTCAAGCAAATATAAGCGATATTTTATCAACAACACTAACACTTGGAACAAAAATTCAACCGTTAGTGGTGCCAATATATATAACATCAAGTGTAGTCACTGTTGGTACAAAAATAGCATATGCTTCATCTGCAATAAATTGTACATCAAGTGTTGTTACGGTAGGAATGAAAATAGCATTGGCTGCATCTGCAATAAGTTCGGCGGCTTCAATTGTTACATCTATAACAAAAATAGCTTATAGCGCTGTCAATGTATCTGTATCATCTGCTGCCTCTGCAATTTCAACTAGAATAGCCCTTGCATCTGCCGCAATAAATTCAAGTGTAATATTATCAATTGTTGGTAAAATATCATTAGCAACAATAAGAATTGCCATTCAGAACATGGGTGCAATTTCTGCTACAGCGATAAAGTTTGCTACATCGGCAATTGCCGAAATTATAAACATTGATGATTCGTTAATTAGGACCTTCCTGCTACTGGATGAGTCCCCAATAACCAATCATAATAGAACTATTGATATGAGCATTGAGCCAATCTTTACTGAAGTAAAGAACTGGAATAATCGCTCCAGCAGGTACTATAAGTCTTCGTCTAGAGCTGCGAGAAGAACTTTTAATTTGTCATGGTCTTGGCTCCCTAATTCTAATTCATCAACTGTTGATGGCAAAAAAGGTCGGGATTTTATAAAGAACATAGCATCCGACCCCAGATCACATGTTCTTAAAATAATAAATTTAGATGATTCTGGGACAACTCCATACACTGAAACGAGTTATAATGTATTAGTGAAAGATTATAGCGAAACTTTGATTAGAAGAGATATTGAAAATGGTGTATATTTTTGGGATTGTTCAATAAGTTTAGAGGAAGTTTAAATGCTCCAGTGCGGCTTATATGACAAACAAATTTCCGATTCTTTTAACTCTGCTTCATCTGCGATTTCTCAAAGAATTAAACCACTGATCCTAGTTGATTGGCTGGACAGCAGGCATGTTGAAAAAAATGCTAATGTTGAAATTGCCTCAAGTAACTATACTGTCTCGCAACTAAGTAATGCAACTGTAATCCTTAATGCTACAGGGATGCTGTCTAATGGAAGATCACTGTCAAATAAAGAAGTACTGTTTAATCAGTCCAGGCAGAGGGATTTTTATTTTACTCCAAATGAGTCAATTAATGGGATAGAACGCCAGTCATTTACATGGGGTGTATGTGATGCAAAAGATATTAATGGCAAAGTAATTACAGCAAATGGTCAATGGCATTGTTTGCCAGCAAATAAAGATGATAACTATGAATTTGGATATCAGTCATCAAGCAAAAGTTTATCAAACACCCATGCTACGCTTAATGGATACGGGTTCACTGTGCCAGTTATTTTGACATATGTTTTTACAGAGCGTAAAGTTAATTTATTAAAAATTATAACATCTGAATATAATGGTCAAATTAAAGCATATAATATTAAAGCATATAATCAAACAACAAACTTAATATACAATGAAGATGCAGAGATACCAGAGGAATTATACTATCACGAGCATTTCCTTGAAGGGGTAACTTCAAATGATATTAATAAAATTGTCTTAACCATTTATACAACAAAGAACCCTCTGGATTACGCAAGAGTAAACGAAGTTTCTCCAATATATCAGGTTGATATGACTGATTATGTTATTGAATCAGGAGTTTCTAAGGTAAGAGATGTTCACGAAACCAGTTTGCCAATTGCTGGAACTGGAAGCTCAACAGCATCATTAACCTTTGATAATACGGAAAAGGATTTTAATTTATTTAATTCCTCGTCTTCATTTGGTAAATACATGAAAAAAGATATCAGGGTTCATGTTTATGCTGGATGGGAGATTCATCCATCAACAAATGTCGTGATCAATGCGGTTCTCTCAAATACAATAACTAGTTCATCCACGGTATGGACTGTAAACAGCGTTGCAGATTTCCCTGCTGGCGGTGGTAATAATGATTATATTTTAACTATTGATGATGGAACAATAAATAAAGAAAGGGTCCTGGCTAGAAAAGGGACTGGGAACTCATTTGATATAGTTCAGCGAGGCTACGGCGGAACTATCGGCAGAGCTCATACTGCTGGCGCTGCCATAGTTTTTGATATATTTGAATATGTTCCGTATGGTGTTTTTTATGTTGACGAATGGCAGGGTTCTTCCTCTAGTATGACCGTTAGTGCATCTCTTACTGATAGAAGTAAACTTGGTCATGAGAAAATGGTAACGAAAGGTTTCTTACTTCAGGAATCTACAGTTGCGGAGGCGGTAGAACATTTATTATTAATGACAAATTATCCAAGAGCCGACATAGAGTATTTATTAAATCCTAGAAAGACATCTGTAAAAGATGGGGCTATCTTGCATTTGGGTTTTGATGAGAAAAGCGTAGACAGGGCTAGTTCTGCAAGAATCGTATCCACATCACTACGGGCTCGCTTTGTTGAAATACCAGAAACAGATCTCAACTCTGTCAGGGATATTAAGCTTGATGCTAATGATCGCAATTTATCAACATATGAAAAAGCTTTAGACATTAGGGGTTACATAGCTCCATCGTTAACGACAACTACAAAGCAAATATCAACAAGTAATACTTATGCGTTGAGATATACAGCTGGTCAGTTTACATCAATAGCCAACACAGTAGTTGATAGTTACTTTAATGGTGTTTTTGATGGCTATTATGTTCCAGATCAAACTGGTAATAGAGTCATTGTTATTGATATTAATAAAGGCGGGGTTCGTGTTTATTTAAACAAAGAAAGAATTATTGACGAATGGTATGTTATTGATTCTGGATCAAATTCGGAAGTTGTA